TTTGGTTTGTCATCTTCTTTACCATTTGAAGGAAGCATTACACTTTCCGCACCTGGTATTCCAAAGAGTTCATCAATATTTACATCTACTTGTTCTACCTTTGTAGAATCATGGACCTCATTAAGGTCTTTTACGTCATCAGTCATTGTTGTTGGTTTTTGTTTATAATTTAATATACAAAATAAACTTGACAAATTTAAAAGTCAACTGATAATTTTTTGCAGTATATAGCTAACTACTTTTTATTTTTATCTGATTTACTTTTACTGTCAAACTTATTCTTGTTTTCTTTAGCAATTTGTAACTGTTTATCAGCTATTTCTTTTTGAGTCTGAAGCTTTTCTCTTTCAATTTGGTTCTTCTGAGAATCAATATTCATTCTGTTAACTTCCTTTTCTCTTTGTAGATTAGTTTGGTCTTGATACTCTTGAGTTTGTCTCATCTCTTTCATTGCATCAACATAGTCTGATTCTTGATTCTTATTAATATCAACCATTGCACCCATACCAGAAGCTCTAATTTCAGCAACCAAGATATCTCTCTGTCTGTTTTTCTCAGCTTGAAGATCTTCATGTTCTCTTTTAAGTTTTTCTTCTGCAGCTTGTGCTTGTTGTGCTTGTTCTTGCATTTGCTGTTGTTGTTGCATCTCTTGTTGCTTAGACTGTTGTTGTTTAGCCTCAGCATCTTTAAGTACATTATTTAAGGTAGCAATTGAATCTGACTGAACAACTTTACCAAGATCATATATTGATGCACCTGTAGTGTTATTATTCATAGCCATTCCTTTTAATTGTTCTAGAATAGCTCTATGATTTGCATTAGTTGTAGCAAAAATATTAAGATCTCTCATTAAAAGATCTGTACCATTTAACTGGAAGTTTACTTTCTCATCTGCAGATGTAAGATAAGTAAGTCTAACTGATGGTTTTGTTGAATTATAATACTGAGCTAAGTCAGTTCTCATTTGATGTACCCTGGGCATTAAGTAATCTGAATGCTGCATAAAGTACATTTCAGTTTGTGCATATGATGATTGCATAGCTTGTTCTACTCCGGTAGCTGTAGTTTGAGATAACTGTTGTCCCATCCTTTGAGGATTAACACCTATTACTTCATAAGCCTGTTGCTTAAAGTGATTAGCTAATTGTATCCTTGACATTAATCTCTCTGTCTGAGATAGATCTAGTTTCTGAAAATGTTGGAAGTTTAATGCATTTTCAGTATTAGTTATAGAGGTATCTAAAGGTAACATCTGAAAATTCTTCATTGCTACATAAGCTTTAGCTAAATTACCTTTTCCCCAGTCTTCTCCTAATGAGTGTCTTGGTAAGGCATTTTGATCTAATAGGATTACTGTACCAAGTTCATCTACTAAGATATCAGCTATTTGATTATTAACTATGTTATATCCAATCTGATATGGCTTCATTAAATCAAGTAAAGCGGTTGACTTAGTATTTCTATCTGAGAATACAGATCCTTCTACTGGAAGCTTACAACCATAAAGAGATGATTCTCCTTTAAACTGAAATTTTAATGAACCAATTTTATTTTTCTGAACTCCTAAGTATAAGGGTGAGAATCCTCCGGGGTTATTCATACCCCAGAAACTTGGTAAATTTGGTCCTATTTTTACACCACCCCAAGTTTGATTAATCCAAATCCAGTCTATGTGTTCACCAAATACTAAATTCTCTTTATTTTTGTTTTTAAATAACCTAGTATCATAAATTGGTTTATCAGTAATCTTATAATCCTCATTAATAATCTCATTAGTTACATCACCATTTTCTGTTATCTTAGTTAAATGACCCACTTTACGTTGAGACTTCCAATAAGCTTGAGTTACTCTTAATAAATATGCAGTACCTTGATCATAATAATCTTCACCTTCCATAAGGATTTGATTAATGATATCACCACCCTCTAATACAGCACCAGAAAAAGCTGTTGTATATTGTCTATAACCAAGTGATGGCATGTTTGTATTCCATTCATGAGATTTAGTAGAATCATAATAACTACCATCATTTTGCATACCACCAATGTTATAACCTGCAGATCTAATTGGATATACAGCTTCTAAAGCTTCCATTTGTTCTTCTGTCATAAGATATCCAAACTTATCAATTACATCTGATACAGTCATCATATCTGTTTTACCAACCCAGTTTCCTTGAGATATATATCTGGCATCTGGAGATTTATGATAGAATGTAATTACAGGATTCCATAGTTCTATTTCATAATCATCTTCCATCATTTTAAAATGCCAGAACTCTCTATCTGTAATTAACATATCTCTGAATGCTCTTTCTTCAAGTTCATCCATGCTAAATCTTGCTACATCTACTTTATGTTGATGATCTGCCCATTGCTCTATCATAGACCTATAATCTTTTTTAAAGAAAGATTCTATCTCTGGTAATGACTTAAGATTCTCTGGACTTAACTGTTGTTGTGCTTCTTCTGAATTTGGATCCATACCTTGTTCTAGTAAAGCTGCAGTAATTTTAGTAGATGCATTTGATAATAATGTATCTTCTATCATTTTTCTTTTTTCTTCTAACATTTCATTATAAGAAAACTCATCAACAGCCCTGTATGTTAATCTGCTTGATCTTTTAGCAAACTCAGCCACTAAAACATTAATAACATTTGGTATAATAGGATAGAACTTAAGTTCAAGAGCTGAGACATCTTCTTTAGTTAATACTTCAACTATGTCTCTCATTTCATTATTCTCTTCAACTATATAATCAGACTTGTCTATAACACCTTTTGCTAATTTATAATTCTTCATCAATCTTCTGGCATTTCTCCGGATTTGTTTTAATCCATTCCACTCTAACCAGTCTAGATTCCAGGCAGCCCACTCTTCATCTTTAGCTTTTACAGGTATAAATTGTAAAGGTTGGGTAATACTACCCATTCTATTCTGTTGAGTCTTAGCTCCTTTTTTTAATTGCAGTGCGTTATATACTTGCATAATTTCTATTTAAAATTTTTAAATGGAGATCTTTTAACTCCTTGCCCTCTATCATAATGTGTTTTACCAAGATGCCTAAAGGGACTATTATTTAAGTTACTAAAATTTTCTGACTTTTGCAAGTTTTTAGCTGCATCATCCATAATAACTCTTTTACCATAACCTATATTTGCTTGTTGTATTCTCATAAATGCCACAAGAGCACAAAAGGAAACTAGTCTATCCACATTGACACCCTCTGCATATTCTCTCATTTCTTTGAGAAGCATAGGATCTGGTATTCTCTCAATGCCATACTTAGTTTTTACAATAGTACCATCAGGTTTTGTTTCTACATCTAATTCCTCTCTGGTATATTCAATAGCATAACTAAGTAAATGTGCCTTAAAGAGTGTCCCTGTATTCTTCCAACCATACTCCTGAAATACATTAGCATTAGATCCAAGATCTTTTAAAAACATAATCTGACTCTTAGGTACTAAGTATCTTTGTTTCTTTCTAGATATCATGTACTGTATGAAGAGTGAGATGTTATTCTCTATTACTGTCCATGCATTATACCATTCTATTATCAATTCTAGTTTCTGATGGGTTTTATTTATATCATCAAACCTACCACACCAAGCAGCAACTATTTTGTCTTGTTCTATATATGTTTCTGTTTCAGTACCTGTAACCTTACTTACTTGAATAGGAGCTTTCATTATGTATATGGAACATAGTGAGTCTGAGGTAGTTGTCTTTCCCTCAGATACGGGGTCAATAGAAGCATAGTAATCTCTAAATTGAGGATCTTTAATAGGTCTTTCCCATACTACAAGAACACCAGTTTTATCTTCTAGTTTTTTAGGAACTGGAAACTCCATTATGGGTCTCTTATTTGTTGGCATAACTGCAGGTTTACCATTTGCATCTGCTGTTATATCTAAGAACTCATATGCATATTCTTTCTCTTCTATTCTTCTCTCCTGTGCAGCAACTAAGTGAGAAGGGAACACAGATACTGATCTATGATCAAAGGCTTCTTTTATATTTCTAGGGTGCTGAGATATCCTTAATTGATAATCTTCCGGGCCTAGTTCTTTCTTCCATTTCTCAAATTGTTCATCAAGAGCTTTTAATGACTCTTCTACAAGTGAATTACCATAAGGATCTATATATGGTGGCATTGACCATTGTTCAGGAATAAATAAACCTGACATACCTTCTGTACCTTTATCATCTAATAGATTAGTTTCTACAGCATATATATCTTTTGACATTGGATTAAGAATCATGTCTCTTAGTGGATTACATTGAGATAAATCTCCTACAGATCCTGCAGCTATAAATAAACCAGTAGTAATTAAACCTGATCTCATTGCTGGTCTCATGTACTCATATGTCTTATCCATCTTAGGAGCAATCCCTGCTTCCTCATGAAAGAAATATTTAACTGGACCCCCTACACCATTTGTAGGATCTTTCTCAAAGGACATGCCTTGTATGGTACCTTTAAGACCTACTTCTGTATTTCTATCTCCTTTCCTTACTTGAATCTTTTGTTGCCACATCATAACCTTGTCTGGGGACATAGGTCTGTACCATGCAGTGTGTTCATTTAAGAAAGCAGCATATTCCTGTAAGAACTTCCAAGATCCCTTCTCATTGATATAATCTTTAAGACTAGCTCCAATCTTTAGTGTGACCCCTGGTTCAAACCACTGCTGGTTTAGTAACTTGGCCATATGATAATAAGAAGATGCTATCTGCCGTTTCTTAAGAATAGCTACATGTTTGTAGTTGAGTTCTGCCAATAGTTCATATAAGGCCATGTGGTACTGTGCATCCCTGATTTTAGCAAAGTCAAATACTTGTTGTTCTTTATCAAATATGGGCAAGAAGTTAAGCCACATGTAATAATCTCTGGTAATGTACCATGCCTTCTCTCCGGACTTAAAAATAACCCCTCTTCTGCACTTAAGTTTTTGGTCATCCCAGTATGTGACAAAGTCTTTAGATCTGGGTATTGTGGCTGTGTATATTTTATCTTTTCTGAATCTTGCTGACTCAACATTAAATAATTTACTTGTTTCATCAAAATTATATTTACCTGGTTCTTTAAATATGCTAAATACAAAATTAGATAACTCCTCTCTAGAACTAAAATCTGTTATAGTCCAGGTGCCATTATCCCATGTTGGTATATTTTCAAATATCTCCATTAGTTATTATTGATCATATGCCATACCAATTCCTCCACGGCTTCTGCTTGATTGCTCTTCTTTAAGATCTTTATAGGCTCCCTTAAAAGATTGTCTTATAGAATCAAAGTCTTTTGCAAGAGCTCTAATCTGACCTATGTTACCATCTTTACCATCTGTAATTTGAGTAGTAGAAAGATATCTTGCAATTCTATCCAAAGCTATTCTCATACCATCATAGGCTCTAGATGTAGGAGTTTCATACATTCTTTCACAAAATCTAAGTGCTGTAAATATACTATCATCCTCTGTTGAGAACTCTCCTTTTATTTGAGTTATTATTAAAGCTTCTTTATCTGTATCTGGTGTATAGAAGAATGGGTTCATATCCGGATTAGGACATGTCATGTAGAACAAATATTGGTATATTTTAAGATAATCATCCGGATACTCCTCCATTATATCTTTTAAAGCTTTTAATGTATAACAGTGTTCTGTAGGAATTACTACATTATTCTGTACTTCAAATAGTTTAATAATCATTAATATTTCTTTTTAATTGGGTTTTCTTTTATATAATGTAGTAATCCTATTACTTCATCTACAAGATAGGGTAATGACAGTGGTATTACTTCTTTAATTATAGGACTCCCAGTATCATCTTTTTTACTGATAGGATATCCCCATTTATCTTCACCTTCTACTTCAAATGTTACATGATGTACAAACATCTTACCTGGTTTAAGTTTAGGATTGTGCTTCAATATAATATACATATAAATACTGAGCTGGAGTGCATAATGATTTAAATGGCAATCCTCAAGATTATTAACAGGATATGACATCATTTGTGTTATACCCTCCCAATTAGTAAAGCCTTTTGTCTTAATTTCTTTATTAGTCTTGTAGTCAATGATATTTACTTTACCATTGACTACTTCAACTAAATCTGATTGGCCACATAAGCCTGCTGACTTAAGATAGACCATATGTTCTGGATACACGCCTGGGTCAAGTTTTTGAGATGGTGCTGTTCTCATACCATGATTCTCACCAGATGGTTTAAATACAGGTACAGTAACTCCTTCTCTTTCTATAGATGCTAGGGAACAGATATCATCTTCTCTTTGATTATGATACCATGTTCCTAGTGTGGTAGATCTGTCAGCTTCATTAGTCCAGATTTGCTGGATAATTACTGGATCAATACCATGCCACTTAGACCCTTTCTTTTTACTAGATTTCTCAGCCATTTGCTTT